AACTAATGAAGGATTCAAAAATAATTATGCTAAACTATTAGATGTTAAATCATCAGCATTATTAAATCTATTATCAAGTTCTATAACAGTAAATGGAACTTCGCCACCTACAGGACAATTTGCATTACAAGGACTTGAAGTATGGGAATCTACAGACAACTTAACATTTAGTATGGATGCTAGTTTATATATGGTTACTTCAGGATTAGATGATGTAATGACTCCTTCATTAGTTCTTATTTCTAAAACCCTTCCTGGTACTACTAAAAGTGAAGGAGTACAAGGAATATGGGGTAATAGTTTAATTCCTCCTGGTCCGAATATTGCTAAAATACTACAATTAGCAGGAGCAAGTAATGAAGCTTTACAAGAAACTGTTAAGGGAGTACTAGGTGCTATTAGTATTTCTACTAAAGAAGCTACTGGAACTTATGATATAGAAATAGGAAAGTATTTAACCATTCCTGATTGTGTAATAACTTCAGTACAACCTACTTATGCCGATCAATTAGATGAAGATTTATGTCCTGTAAGTTGTAAATTAACTATAGAATTCCAAACTGTAGAAGTTGCTACAAAAGATATGATAGCTAAAATTATAAATACACTACCAAGAGGGGGAGCATAAATAATGGGTACTAAAACTAAATATAACTTAATGTTACCTAGTACAGAGGTTGCAGATGAAAATGGGAATTTTTATCCAGATGTAGCTACCTTTAACATAAATTATTTTATTCCTCAAAATAAACCATTAGACTATCAATTAAAATTTAATGATCTATATCGTTTTGACTTATTTATAAATTCCTTTTACGCTAACTTTGATTTTTATGATGATATCATATTGTGGTTAAATAACATTCCTTATTTAACTGCAAGTGGACTAGAACAAAATATAAAGCTATATGTTAAAGGAGACTTAGATTCTTACTACAGCGCTAATGTTTTTTAATTAGTCAACTATCTATAGTATGGCTTTGTTATATCAAAATAGATTTTTCATAGGAGTTACAGTAGAAGGTAAAGACTTAGACTTTGCTCCTAGTGCATACTCATTTGTAATAAAAGATTCTATACATAATTTGTATCCTACTGCAAGTATTACTTTTAGAGATTTATCAGGACAATTTAATGAGTTTATGACTTTCGTGGATGGGGTAAAAGTTGCTATTACCTATGGACTACAAGATAAAAATATAACCTGTCCTTTTATTATTACTAGAAATAGTATGCCAGAACAAATATCTAGAACAAGTGCCGGTGGATTATTAGAAATCCCACTAATTCATGAATATTATTTTAATCAATCAAAACAATCATTAGCTTTTAATGATGAAATAAGTAATATTATTCGTAAAAAAGCAGAGAAGTTTAATTTCAAATCTATAAACATAGACACTACTATTAATAAAGGAATTTGGTATCAACCTTATCTATCAGATGCAGATTTTATGGTAAAGAACTTATTACCCTTTGCTTATTCATCAGATTCACAGTCCTCACCTTTTTATCTTTATATAGACCTAAACAATAATTTTTATTTTAAGTCTTACAAAAAATTATATATGGATGAGAAAGCTATATATAAATTAAAGTTAGCTCCTAATGTTACTGTAGAATCTATGACCGCAGATGTACTATATTCTTTTAATCCCACACAAGTTTCAATATTAGATATTAAAGAAGAGCTTCATAGATTATTGTTTAATTTTGATTCTAGCGGAGTATATGATGATGTACAAGATACTATTTCAGATTATCCATCTTCAGGAACTAATAAATTTATTCCTATTACTTGGGATTTAAATAATCTAACAAATACAGTAGAACTTTTATCCGAAGATATACAAATGGAAAATACTAGAAATAATAATATAGGGTTACAAAACAATTCTATGAAAAAAGCATATAACATTGATAGAGTAATAATGATGTGTAATTTGAATACTGATTTAACATCGGGTAAAAAAATAGAGTTGAATATTCCTATAGGAAGTGATCAAGATAAAATAGAATCTTCACAAAGGTACACAGGAAATTACTTAATAGAGACTGCCTATCATAAATGGACAGGAGCATTAGGTAAAACAATATTAGTATGTTCTAGACAAGATGTTAATCTTCCTAGCAACTATACTAGAAATTCAATATTAGTAAGTAGGTAACAATATGTATGAAGAATTATGTTTAAGAAAAGCTATAGTAATAAATATTGATGATCCTGACAAAAAAGGAAAGATTCAAGTTAGAGTACTACCTGATTTAAAAAATGTTGAAGATAATTTGCTACCATGGGCAATACCCTATTCATCATTAAATTCTACCTCTATAATGTCAAATGATTTACCTGAAGTAAATAGTATTGTTAGGGTATTTGTAAGAGAAGATTATCAGCGAGTATACTATATGCTAAATCAATACTTTTATTCTTTATTTGATTTTAATAAAGTAGATTCTGCATTATCAAAAATAAGTACTATTAGTGATAAACAATATAAGAACATAGTATTTAGATTATATATAGATGGGGGATTAGAGTTTCATAATAATTCTACAGGAGAACATGGATTTATTCATAAGTCTGGAAACTCTATTTATATGGATAAGGATGGAAAAATATTATTAAAAGGTCAAGAAATAAATTTAAATGGAAACTCAAAACAGTTTGTAACATGGACAGAATTAAATACTGCATTAAGTCAATTTGTTACATTATTAAATACTGCATTAACTACTACTCCAATAATAGGAAATGGTTCACCACAATCTACATGGACAGGATTACCTACTAATATAGATATATCTGCTGCTAAAACCACTACTATAAAAACTGGTGGTTAAGTAACTATTTAATAGAGGGTTATTAACTTTGCAAATTACGCAGGACAGCTACAATATTTCTAAATCAGTAATCTATGTTGATGAACCTTTTATTAAACAAGTAGATGGACAAGGAAATATTATACAATTAAAAAATTCAGATGCCCTCGCGCAGGCATTTAAGTTGTGGGTAACCTCTAGTTATGGGGAAAAAGTAAGATCAAATACTGGTGGCCCTCTTGTACCTCATCTTGGGAAAGCCATGACAACTGATAGAGCTAACAAGATTAAAAATTCAATACTAAAAGGATTGACTACAGATTTTTCTCCTCCCATGACAATAACAAATATTAATATAATTCCTGATAATAATAAAAACAGGTGGATTATTCAGGTTGAAGGCTACTCACAATCATTAGAAGTAGGATTAAATACCCACTTGATTGTAAATAACAGTTAAAATAAAGGGATTGACAACATATAAATAATGTGATATAATACATTTTGGAATAATCTATGAAAATTATTGGTATTTACAAAATAACAAACAAGATAAATGGAAAAGTTTATATTGGACAAAGTTGGAATACAGAAAAAAGATGGAAAGAACATAAAGCAAATGACAAATGTACTCATAATATACATCTTTATAACGCTTTTCAAAAATATGGGATTGAGAATTTTGAATTTGAAATAATAAGAACTTTTATTGAGGGTGGGTTAACTCAATTGTTGTTAGATTTTTTTGAAAATTATTATATTAAATTCTATAATGCAATGAATAACAAAAAAGGATATAATAAAAAAGAAGGTGGAAGTAATGGTAAATTAAGTGATGAATCCAAAAATAAAATAGCAAAAGCAAGAAAAGGAAAAAAAGAATCCAAAGAAACAATTGAAAAAAGAAGACTAAAATTAATAGGATTAAAAAGATCAAAAGAGTCAAAAGAAAACATAAGTAAAGCTTTATCAGGAAGAACTCTTTCTGAAGAGCATAAAAAAAATATTGGTATCTCTAGTACAGGTAGAACTCACTCTGAAGAAACAAAAAAATTGATAGGAAAATTTAGTAAGAATAATAAGAATATGTTAGGAAAACATCATACAGAAGAAACTAAAAAATTAATAGGAAACCATAGTAGAGGTTTAAATTCTAGTATAAAAAGAAAAATAATATGTATTGATACTAAAGAAATATTTCCTTTAATGATAGATGCTTGTAACAAATATAATTTAGACCCGAGTACTTTAACTAAAGTTTGTAAAAAACAAAGGAAGAAAATAAAAAAACTTAATTTTATGTACTATGAAGACTATTTAAAAGAAAATAATATTACAGATATAACTATTTAATCATGGCTGGAACTACATTTGATTTTAACGCTATAAAAAGTAGAATAATTACTGCATTACAAACAAAATCCCAATGGGCAGATTTCCTTGGATACGGTGTTGACATTCTCATAAATGATGCCGTAAGTCAAGAATTAGCATATCAAGCACAATATCATGAATATTTAACCAATGAAAATTGGTGGTCCAAAGCCCGTAATAAATCTTCTTTATTAGTTGAATCTCCCGTACTAGGTTATACAGTTCCACGTAAATATGGTTCCACTGGAACATTAATGATTTCTACTTCATCAGGATTTTTAACTCCTTGGGCAAATAACATAACTATACCTAAGTACTTTGAATTTTCTAATGGAAACTTATTCTTCTGTGCTACTGCTAATACTACATTGACAAATACTTCTGGTAATATTTCTTTTCTAGGAGTACAAGGACAAGCTAAATCTGTAGTATTTACTGCTGATGGTAGTGCATGGGAAACATATAAAGTACAAGATGATTCTATAGAAAATAATTATTATGATTTATATGTAAATAATGTATTGTGGACAAGAGTAGATACTTTGTTTGATTATGATGGAACATCATTAGTTTATGAATTAGAATCTGCTCCATCTTTAACTTTTGCTACATTGAAATTTGGTAATGGTAGTTTTGGTAAACAATTAAAACAAGGTGATACTGTTTCTTTCTATTATATATCTACTAAAGGTGCTAATGGTAATGTTTCTGCTTCAAATAATATAACTACGGTAGAAAGTCAAGCTTATGATAGTTTAGCTAATCCTGTTAAACTATATGTAAAGAATACTACAGCTTTCTTAGGTGGAAAAGATTATCCTACTCTGGAAGAGATTAGATCATTAGCACCACGTACCTATCAAACAGGAAATAGGAATACTTCTCGTGAAGATGATTTAACTACAATACAAAAACTTTCTTATATAACTAAAGTAAATGTATGGGGAGTATATGAATATTATCAAGATAATAATTTAGACCCTTGGACTTTCGTACCTACTGAAGAAAATGTAGTTCATATTGCAGCATTAAATAATTCCTATACTAATTTAACTACTGGTGAAAAAAATCAAGTAATTGCTGATATTTATCAAAATAGTGATCCTACAGATATTTTTCAATTCAGTACAGTAACAATTATTAATTTGATTTTCACTATAGCCGCTACTGTTAAAAATAGTAGTTATTCTCTAGCAGATGTTAAGTCTAATATACTACAAACTCTAACTGATAATTATTCTATACAAAATGAAGATTTTAATAATAATTTATACTATTCAGATTTTGTTACATTAATAGATCAAACCCCAGGAGTACTACACCATTTATCTAGTATATCTTCAAGGTTAAATACTGTATTTAATTCTGCTTATACATCTACAACCTTGTTACCTTTATATCCTATTAACGGTTCTTCAATAAAAGTATATGTCAAGCTTCCTGCTGATTCAGACTATACATTAATAGCCACAGGAGATGCTAATGGAAATATTACAGGAGAACTAGGATATAATACTACAGGAAGTACAGTAACCTTAGCAACAGGTGTAGCAGTATTAGTAGTAAACTCTGGATTAACAGGACCATTTGCTGATTATGATATTAAGTATGTATATGAATGTGCTAATAAAGATTTAGTATTAAATCAACGCTACTATATTTTCTCATATGATACTGCAAATATAACTGTTACATACCCTAGATAAAAGTAACTATTTATACATGGCATTTGATCCTAATACTTCCAGACCTTATCAGTCTATTATTTATAAACTTAGCTCTGGATTAAAATTAACTGATTTTTGGCCCCAGTATATAGAAGCTTTGTCAGAAGAATTAGATTTAGAAATTACTACCAACATAGAAAACTCATTACAAATAAATGATCCTACTTCCGAATTACAAGATTATTTGTTATTATTATCAGAAAAATTCGGATATACTCCTAATCTAATACTAGATAATTCTACTCCATTCTTACAAAGAGAGTTACTATCAATACCTTATAGAATCAGACGTAAAGCTACTTATCAAGGATATAAATTTAATTTTAAACAAATATCAAGATTAGGAGAAGTATATAATTATTTTTATAATAAAACAAAATTCGTAAAAGCTGTAAATTGGTCTTCAGTATATACAACAATAAATGCTTTAACTGCAAGTGGATTAACTATACCCTTTACTAGTTTAACTCCTGATATAAATTATAGTACTGTAACAAAAGCAGAATTAATAAAATTAGATACTGGTAGAACTTTAGATGAAAAACCAGTACCTTGGGTATTAGATAATCAATTATTCTCAGTACCTTCAAAACATCTAGCAGTAGAATATTATGCAGATAGATTGATTACAGTTTCAGGAACCACTTCTGGATATGCAATGTATAAAGATTATTTGCAATATTTAGCTACAGGTACAGAATATAATAGACGTAATGCTGTATTTCCTCATGTAGGAACTAATATTTGTATGTTCACTTCTAAAGATGGAACTTATAATGGTTTTAATGTTCCTACTACAAGTGCATACTCAATACCAGATATTCAATTAAAAACTGCTGTAACATACCCTTACTTACAAACCTTTAGTGGTGGAATTGTTGATAATGTTTCAGTAGCTTATGCTTCTGTAGGAACAGGAATTCGTGGTCTACCTAATAGCACTACATCGGGATTATTTAGTAATACTCCTAGTGGAATGTTGTTAGCTTATTCTTTTGATGATCCTGATTATTCTAGTTTTATTCGTGATCATTCTGGTTATAGTATTACTACTGTTATTTCAGGTACAACTAAAAAAATTCAATCTATACTAGGACGTAGTGCTAATTTTAATGGCAACACTTATGCACAAGGATTTAATTTTACTACTCCTAATGCAAATCATAGTTATTTTTTTTGGTTTAATCCAGTTACTTTTGCTGTAGCTGCAAAACAATTTGGAACAATATATGATTCTACTTTATTTACTTTTACTTATGATTATCAAAATAGTAATTTGCTAGTTAAGTTTAATGGAAGTACTGTAGTTACTGCCTCATGTTCAAATAGTATAAATCATTTAATAGGAATTACTATAGATGTGGGATTAAATAAAGCTAATGTTTATGTTGATGGAGTATTAACACAAGGAAATATTAGTTCTTATTCAAACACTACAAATAGTCCTTTTATAGGAATAGGAGTAGGATTAGCAAATTCTTATATAGGGAAACTAGATAGTTTCTTAATAACTAAACAATTATTATCACAAGCTCTTTTATTAGATTGTTATCAAAAACAAATAGGATTATTAACTTCATTAAATAAGTTAGCTTATAGAGTACCACTAACACAAATTGAAACAAATGTTGATGATCCAAATTGGTCTTCTATACAAACTTCTTTCCCTACAAATTCCATAAATGAAGAATACTTATTTACAGCAACTTCAGGTGTGAATACTTATGTAGGAACATTAAGTACTAATAATCTAATAGAAAATTATACTAAGATTCATTATTTTACTC